TCTGAAAAAACTAAGTTTAAAAATAGATGATAACTAAAAAAAAGGTATCAATTATAGTGTCTGCGTATGCTGCGGCTGACTATCTTAAAGAATGTCTAAATTCCATTAATAATCAGACCTATTTTGAAGATTTTAACGATTATGAAATATTAGTTGGAATAGACGGCTGTTCATCTACCTTAGCTGAAGTTAGTAAGTTTAAGGAGACTATTCGAAATTTAAAAGTATTATGGTTTCCTACTAATTCTGGCCCATACCTAGTCTTCAACACCCTGATATCATTAAGTAAGTTTCAAGCTATTTCTATATTCGGGGCAGATGACATAATGGAAGAAAACTTCATTGAACATAATTTAAGTCTATTAAAAAATAAGTCCTGTGTTTTTGCTATGGGCTGCAACTTTACTCATCCGAACAAAGAAGAAAAACAAAAAAAATATAACCCAGAAGGTGTTATTATATTTAATAAATCTAATTTTTTATCAATTAACGGTTTTGAACCATGGCGCTGTGGAGCAGACAGCGATCTTAAAAATAGATTTAAAATACTCGGCCTAACTTTAATAAATGCTAACTCTGCTACTTATTTACGTAGATTACATAAAAATAGTTTAACTGCGAGCGAAAACATATATGGGTTCGGTGGAGAGTATAGAATAAAAGTACAAAAAATAGTTAAAGCTAGACACAAAGCTAAGATAAAAAAATACAGTGTTCTTTCTCACTATCAAATAATTTGACATATATGAAGCCTAAAATAACAGTTGCCCTTCCGTTATACAATATGGGAAAAATAGTTGAGCTTGCTCTACATGGTCTAGCTAATCAAGAGACGAACTATCCTTGGGAGTTAGTAATATGTGAGGAAAATTTAGGAGATTATTATGGTCTTAAAAAATTTATGTCTTGGGAAAAAGATTTAAAGTCTAAAGGCTGTGTTAAGATACATTACATTCAATTAGAAGAATGGGTACCACTCGGACAAAAATGGAAAATTTTAGCGCAAGCGGCATCAAATACTGAGTGTTTCATTCTTCAAGCTGGTGATTGTCTATCACATAGTAAACGGCTTCAGGAGACATGTGATGCTTTTGAAAAGATTAACTGTAATTATTATGATGAACAACAAGGATACTTTTATTCGTATGAATTAGATAAAACTATTATCTTCAATCCTACTGAACTCTATAAACACCCGTGTCGCTTAAACATGGCATGGTCGACACAATTGATAAAGAAGTTGCCGACTAATACTAGAAAAAGACTCGTTGATAGTTTCCTATTTTCTGAGCTTTCTAAAAAAGAGAAGATAGTTAAATTTAGAAATAATAGCTTCCATGATGATGGAGTAGACGCAGATGGATATAATAATATTTCAAGTCGATCTAAATTTTTTATGGAAGAATCTCAAATATTTCAGTTAACTAACATTGATTTAACTAATAAGATCCCAATCTTAAATAAATTTAAAGGCTTAGAACTTACTAAAAATAAAATAAAATAGCAATGGTGATAAAACAAGCAAGAGTTTCCTTAACCTTAGAAAAATATTTTGGGAAAGAGTTTAGAAGTAAATGGAAATTAGAGAAGTATTATGATCCGAACTTACCAGCGATATTCTTAGGTCTATATAAGAATGAAGATTTTGATGCTTTTCTTTCCCATAAATCATTTAGATTATTTGTTTTAGGTGGATCTGATATGACGCCTAAAAATTTTTTAAGATTACAGGAAGTAATAAATGACGGTAGAACTTTTACTTGTATGCACCCTGGTGAAATATCTAACACTCTATCTCAAAATAATATTCCTCATAAGCACATGTATATTCAGCTTAAAGACTATTCCAAATATAAACCTGTTCCACTGGGCGATAAGATATATGTCTATTTTGGTGCTTCTAGACAAGACTTATCTTACTATAAGTGGGAAGAAATAGTAGAGCCGCTAATCTCACAGTATGGTAAAGATAGAGTAATCTTCACAAAAAACCAAACATCAAACTATTTAATTAACTCAATATATCCTCAAGCATTTGTCTATGTTAAACCGGCAGTTACTGGAGGAACCACTACCATGTGGGAGCTCGGCCATATGGGAATCAGAACATTAGGCAAAGGCGACCTACTTCCTCCTAATTTTACTCAATATTTTAATGTTGATCATTTAATCTCATTAATAACAGAAGAAGAAAAATACATCAGTAAAACTAGAGTTGACGTTGCAACTGAAGTTAAAGAACTTTTTGAAACTTCTAAAAATTGGTTAGATTTAGATTTTTGGAAATAAAATAATAACGATTAAATGAAGGTTTCAATATGTCAGTCTAATTATATTCCATGGAGAGGATATTTTGATCTAATTGCAAGTGCTGATGTCTTTGTTATCTATGATGAAGTCCAATATACTAAAAATGACTGGCGAAATCGCAACTTAATTAAAACAGCGACTGGTCTATCGTGGCTCACTGTTCCAGTAAGAAGAGAATCTATACATCAAAAAATAAATGAGACTTTAACTATGTCGACTGGTTGGGAGAGAAAGCACATAACTGCACTAACTTTAAATTATTCCAAGTCTCCATTTTTTCAAACGTATAAAGATGAAATATTTGAAATATACGAAAATTTTACTTCTTTATCTAACCTGAATGTCAATATGATTAAAAAAATATGTGAGATTTTAATGATAGATACTAAAATAATAGATTCATCTGACTTGTGTTTAAGCGGCGATCGAAATTCAAAGTTAATTGATGCGTGCATAAAATTAAATGCAACTACCTACATATCTGGTCCATCTGCCTCTTGTTATTTAGATACTGCTGCTTTTAACTTAAATAATATAAATGTTAACTGGATGGATTATTCAGGCTACTTAGAATATCCGCAAAGATTCGGCACATTTATCGGAAATGTCAGCATATTAGATTTAATCTTTAATATTGGCCCTAATTCTAAAAACTATTTAAAAAAACAATAATATGAAAAAAGACAAAATAATTATTTTTGGAGCTTCTGGTTTTATCGGAACTTACCTAATTGATTCTTTACTAGATAACAACTATCAAGTATTAGCAATAGATTCAGATGACATGCTGTCTGACTATTATCTAGATAAAAAAATAGAGTATTTACAATTAGACTTACGAGATTCTAAAAAATTCAATGAGATAGACAGTACAGGTTGCACAACAGTTATACAACTGGCGGCTCTCCAGCCTTCTAATTATAACCCAATGAAACATTCACCTAAGGATTACCTTGAGATTAATGCAGTCGGTACTCTTAACGTTTTAGAATTTTGTAAAGACCGAAATATTCCTAAGATAATTTATGCAATGTCACATAGGAACACGTCTGGACATTGGGGAAAGATGAGCAAAGTAAGAGAGTCAGATGGTATCTCACAAGAATACTTCGGTGAATACTCAATGTTTAGTATAGCTGAAAGTTGCGCTCATGAATGTGTAAAACATTACAGTGAAAGCTATAATATTAATTCAATAGTTTTTAGGCTCCCTCCTGTTTATGGATACGGCCCTCACCTAGATATATTCAAAGGAGGCACACCAATACGGACTGGTTTTCAAACCTTTATAGATCGTGCAATTTTAGGAAAAGCAATAGAGGTTTGGGGCAATCCTCACATAGGTAGAGACATAGTATACGTTAAAGATGTAGTTTCAGCATTTATTTGTGCGATTACTTCAGATTCTGCAAAGGGGCTCTATAATATATCTTCAAGCTATTCTCTAACTCTCTTAGAAGAAATTAAGACTATCATTGAGGTGTTTAACCAGACGAATAACATTGAGTTATTATTCTTTCCCGAAAAAACAAATTTTATAGACTGCTTTGTGTATGACAACAGTAAAGCAAAATTAGAACTAAATTGGACTCCAGAGTATAACTTTAAAAGGATGCTAATTGACTACAAAAAAGAAAAAGAATCTAATAAATTCAGTTTCTTAATAAAAAAAAGAAAAAAAATGTTTGATGAATTTGGAAAAACTAGAAGGCCTTGAATTTATGGGCGAAAACGTAAAAGAAAAATTAAAGTCATGTGGTAAGCGAGTTAAGATTTATCCAATGGCAAAAATAGTATCTCCTCATCTTGTTGAATTAGCAGATGACTGTAGAATTGGAGACTTTGTGTTTATCTTAGGCGGCACTGGTGTTAAAATCGGTAAAAATACTGATGTTCAGCCTCATACCACCTTTTGGGGAGGAGGCCGCACTATAATCGGAGATAGAGTATCTACTGGCCCAGGAACAGTATTTTTATCCGCTACGTATTCTCATGCGGAGGGTCTAAGAATGGTTGATGGGCTACCTGAAGGTTCAACTGATACTTTAGGTGGTGTTTTGGAAGTAGGTGATGATGTATACATCGGTGCAAAGAGTGTAATAATGCCAGTTAAAATAGGTGAAGGCGCAGTAATAGGTGCAAATAGCTTCGTTAACAAAGATCTAGATCCTTGGGGCATTTATGTAGGCAGCCCAGCTAAAAAAATAGGTGAAAGAAAAAAATAATAAAAGTTATGCCGATCAAATTACACAATCCTTATAAGATAGTTCAAATGTTCGAAGAGGAACTTGCTGAGTATACTGGTTCTAAGTATGCAGTAGCAGTTGATAGCTGTACAAGCGCTCTATTCTTGTGCTGCACTTACCTAAAGGTAAAAGAGGTAACTATCCCATCACACACATATCTTTCCGTTCCTATGAGCATACTACAAGCCGGTGGTGAAGTCGTATTTGACTGTAGTGTTCAAGCTAATCAATGGACTGGTGCATATCAACTTTCTCCCTATCCGATATATGATGCAGCAAAGAGATTTACTTCAAATATGTACGTTCCAGATAGTTTTATGTGTCTTTCATTTCACATAAAGAAGAAGCTTGGAATAGGAAAAGGCGGAGCAATATTGACCAGTGATCCAGACGCAGTTGAGTGGTTTAAAAAGGCAAGATATGAAGGTAGAAGCGAAAAGTTCTATAAAGAAGACGATATCACAAGTATTGGTTGGAACATGTATATGACTCCTCAAGAAGCTGCTCAAGGATTGGCTCTAATGCAAAACTATCCAGATCACAATAGTGATTTAAATGAAGTAAACGGCTATCGTGATCTTACTGAGTTTACAATCTTTAAAAATAACAAAACAATAAAATGAAAGTTTCAGTAATTGGACTTGGCTTCGTAGGCTCTGCGATGTTTGAAAGTTTTAAACAAAAAGGAGTGACTGACCTAATTGGTTATGACAAATATAAAAAAATAGGTTCTTTGGAGTCTTGCTTAGAGTCAGATATAATCTTCTTATCTCTACCGACTCCTTATCAGGAAAGTACTGCAGAATACGACAAATCTGCAATCGTTGAGACTTTAACTTTTTTAGCAATTGAAAGTTTTACAGGTTTAGTTGTATTGAAGAGTACAGTTGAGCCTGAGACTACTGTTAATCTGTCTGGATTATTTTCAGGTCTTTCCATAATACACAATCCTGAGTTTTTAACTGAGCGTACTGCTCTTATCGATTTTAATAATCAGTCTCATATTGTGCTTGGGACTGGGCCTTCATGTGGAGGCGGACAGTTAAAAAAAGCAGTTGATTTCTATTCTAAGTTTTATCCAGACGCTAAGATATCTGTCTGTAGTTCTACTGAGTCTGAAAGCATGAAGATCTTTACTAATTCATTCTATTCAGTCAAAGTTCAGTTCTTTAATGAGATTTATTTACTTTGTGAGAAGATGGGCTGTGCATACGAATCAGTTAGGGACCTTATGTTAGAAAACAATTGGATAAATCCGATGCACACTCAAGTACCCGGCCCAGACGGGCTCCTAAGTTATGGAGGTTCCTGTTTTCCAAAGGACACGAGTGCACTACTTAAATATATGAAGAAGTACAAAACTCCATCTAAGGTCTTGGAGGCAACTATAATAGAAAGAAACGAGATGAGACCCGATAAAACTAATATCATAAGCTAATGAAACTTGGAGTATCATATATTGTGTTTGACGGAATAGAACTTCTAGAACACTCAATCAAACAGATAAGAAAACAAGTAGACTATGTACAAGTAGTCTATCAGACTGAATCTTGGTTTGGCCACAAGATAAAAAATGAGGACCTAATTATTCTAAACTCTCTAAAAGTTAGAGGATTAGTCGACGAGCTAAGTAAGTTTTCTAACTTTACTCCATTAAAAGACAGTATAGCTAATTCAATAGCTAGAGCAAAGTCATATGAAATGGAAAAGAGATATTTTGGTCTAAAGAGTGCTCTTAAAAAAGGCTGCACTCATTATCTTTGCATGGACGTTGATGAGTTTTATATAGAAGAACAGTTCGCTGCTGCCAAGTCAGAGATCGAGAAAAAAGATTATAGTTTGACTGCTGTTCGATTCATAAATTATGTAAAACTCCCCACCTTACATCGAGGATATGATCCTTCTCGAGTACCTTTTATCTGTAAAATCAACGAGTCTTCCAAGATGACTAATCGGTTTTTCGTAAGATGTGATCCTACTAGAGGAATATCATCTAATCCAACAACTACTCATGAGTTTGACAATAATATCATCACCATGCATCACATGGAAACTGTGAGAAAGGATCTTAAGATAAAATATGAAGCGACAACCCGGGCACTATTTAAGAGATCAAGCGCAAGTACTCTCATCAATAGCATAAATAAGGTTAGTCACGCAAATCCGGAACTAAATTTTAATAAGATCATATTTCCTGCCCTAGATAATATAAAACTTAGACCTTGTGAAAATATATTTAAAATACCATACGAAGAGTGGAAAAAGTAAAGATAATTGGTGAGATTGGGCTGAATTATGCATATGGTAAAGATACTAGTCTTTTTATAAGTAACGTCAAGCGGCTAATTGACGTTGCTGTTATTGCCGGTTGTAGTTATGTAAAGTTCCAAAAGAGAAATCCTGACGTATGTGTGCCTGAAGCAGAAAAGAGTAAACCTAAACTCGTTCCTTGGAGAAAAGAAGAGACTACTTACTTGCAGTACAAAAAAGATATTGAGCTTTGGGAAAGGGAATACGATGAGATCGATGATTACTGTAGAGAGAAAGGAATCAACTGGTTTGTATCAGCCTGGGACAAGGATTCTGTCGATTTTATGCGAAAGTATCATACTCAGCTGCCGAATGGAAAACATGGCGTCATGGTAAAGATACCTTCTGCCCTAATAACTGATCTCGACCTTCTTACCTATGCTAATGACTGCTGTGATGAAGTATTGATTTCTACTGGAATGAGTAAGCAGTCAGAAATAGACGCAGCGATTGTTGCAGCTCAGCCTGGAGTAGTTTTTCACACTAATTCAACCTATCCTTCGCCTAATCATGAATTAAACCTTGACTATATTACTTACTTGAAACATATCTCTAGTGAATTCGATAGAGCGTTTGAAGTTGGCTATTCTGGTCATGAATTTGGACTCACAACAACAGTTGCAGCCTCAGTAATAGGCGCAACTTGGATAGAACGCCACATAACTCTAGACAGAACCCTTTGGGGTAGCGATCAGATGGCCTCAGTTGAGCCTCAAGGTCTAATTAAATTGGTAAAAAGCATACGTGACGTTGAATCATCTCGTGGAGGATATGGCGCTAGAGAAGTTTTACCTTCTGAGATGCAAAAGAGAAAAACGCTAAGAGGAAAATAAGTAAAGCCGATATGTCTAGGAAAATAACAATCAAAAATGTGCTTCAATTTATCGAAGGAAACGCTAAAATGTTTGGTGATTATATTGACCTGTTGCCTCAGCATGAAAAAGAACAGGTAGTCTATCGTAGCTGGGTATGTAGAGAAGACTGTATTAAGTTAGGCTATTGCAAACAGTGTGGGTGCTCGGTTCCTGGCAAACTTTACGTAAAGGAGTCATGTAACGATGGTGAACTTTTCCCAGACCTAATGGATTCAACTGCTTGGCAAGAATACAAGGAACTAAAAAAAATAAACTTAGATGAATTACTTCATTGATATTGATGATACTATACTTGAGCTAATGGTAAAGACAGATTACTGTACAGCCATCGCAATTCCAGAAGCAATCGCAAAGGTGAACTCGCTATATGAAGAAGGTCACCATATCGTTTTGTGGACTGCCCGAGGAACCGTTACTGGCAGAGACCTTTCTCAACTTACTAAATTACAGCTAGAGGAGTATGGTGTTAAATACCACGAGCTTAGGTTCGGTAAACCTGCATACGATGTTTTTATAGATGATAAGGCGATAAATGCTAGAGAATGGTTAAAGAGCTAAAAATACTCGTCCTAGGCAACGATCCTCAAATAAATCAAATTGACTTTAGCCGACTTGACCCTAGTGTGATCACGCTTGGTGTTAATCGAATCTGGTTAAAACACATACCTAAGTTCTTTTTCTTTAACGATTTTGAGATACTTAAAGAACTTGAGATGCAGCCTGATGTAGTCAAGGCACTAGTCTCAAAATCACAGTGTTTTAGTAGCGACTGGTTAAATAAGCCAAGAAAAATAAAAAATTTGCCAGACTGGGTTAAGGTCTATGATCGGCCCAATAAAAAGTCTCTACCTGATTCAGTAACGACTGCTATTTCCATATTTAAGTCGCAATATCTTAATTATCGCACCGCTACTTTTTATGTTGCAGGAGTATCGTTAAAATGGACAAACCCTAGTCATTTTTGGAAAGAGTTAGATTATGATTCTTTAAATAAACATGATGAAAAGTGGTATGATCCTAGGTTTAAGCTAATACTAGAAAACTTTAAAAATCTATCTACTAAAAATAACAGCATAGTCTCAGTGCATCCAGACTCTCTACTCAATAAATACTATCGGTATGAAGGTATTGAAAATCTCTACGTAAATTAACCTGGAATTGCAGAAAGTAGGTTAGTGACAGTCGTTATTGCTGCAATTAGTGCAATTACAGGCGCCGGTACCTTAAATTTTAATTTTGTTGCTATCATTAAAACAGTAGTCAGTGAAGATAACACGACATTTAAAGTCTTAAGAATGCTTTTCTTAGTCTGTATAGCTACGCCTAACGTATATGCCGGATTAGGGACAGCTGGTGGTAATGCTGCAGGTAATGCAGCATTTGCAACAGTTGCAGTAACTTCAGCTGGAATAGAGTCTAGCGCTTCTTTTGCTATTTTATATTCCTGTTTCATCTTGATTATCTCCTCTTCAACCATTGGCTCAAGGCTCTTTTTTACACCATCAAGCACTGCCTTTGCGTCTTCTTTTGCCTTTTTCTCAGCCTCGCCCTTAGACATTCCTCTCTCTATGTTTTCCTCTTTATCAGCATCAATCATCTTTATGTATTCACCTAAGTTTTTATCCTTTTTAATTATGTTTTCTATTACCTTGTCCTTAGTTAACCCCGGTATATCCTTACCTAATTTACCTAAGTCTTTGATTCCTTTTATCTGTTCTGCTAGTTCTTCCATTACTTTGTTTTTGTTGTTTTACTAAGTACTACACCTGATAGTAATTGTGGAATAGGCGGCGCTCCTGAGCCTGGGTGAGTATGCGCATTAAAAAGCTTTAAAAAAGTCTTACCTTTAATTAAATACTCAGCAATTGCGGCTGACGTTGATTTACCTAATTCGATATTTGGAGAATCGATAATTACCTTATTATCGGTCTTCATAGTTATTTGATTTTCTTTGTCTATATTAATTAACGCTCCTTTTACTGAAAGAGTGAGTCCTTTACTTACGCTAAACCATATCTTTAGTTCCTGGTCTCCATCGAAAAGAACTATATGACTTCCTGCATACTCAGAGTTTAGTTCTTCCTTAATATCGTCTGCTAATTCTTGTAGAGAGAAGTATTCAGGTGAATATGGGTTACCGTTATCAAAAACAACACCAACTACCGCGTTTAATTTAGGTATAGAAACTGCTCCACCCTTACCTGCTTTTCCAAAAACGGTTCCTCTATTTTTAGGAAATGCCCAAGGTATATCCTCAACTGGAATTTCGTCGTATATGCTTGCTACTCTTACCTTTGCTCGGCCTTCTTTTCTAGGATCTTCGATATCAACAATTATCCCTAAGAACTGTTTATCTAATAGGTCATCAAAGTCTCTAGCTGTTATGTCGTGATTTCTACTCATTTATTATTATATCTTTAGATTTAATTTAGTTTTAAGGGTACACGTCTCCTAAATTATTCGGAGAAGGCGGTTTCTGTTTGTCTGGATATACATCACCCAAGTCTTTTACTGGAGCATAGAGTAGGTTTGTAATAGGATCAGTCACCTTGTTAGTAAGACCGCCTATTGTCTTTAATCCATTTGAAACAGCTTCTATGCCTTTAGCTGCCGCATTACCCACCAGTGGTAGGCCGACTATTGAGTCTAATGCACCAGCACCAGTAGCTAAGATTTTTGCCTGCCTCCATGGATTATTCACCCTGTTCTTTGTAGCATCATCATAGAGTTTGGTTCCATCGTAATATCCGCTCTCTTCCTCAAAATAACCTACCTTTATATCAAACTTGCTAGTGTTAGGCTTTGTCCCAGTAGCTACCTCCATTGCCTGTTCTCCACCTGCAAAGCTGCCACTGAAATCAAACTCACACTGTCTACACTTAAATTTCATGAATCCAAACTGTTTAATCGTACTGTTTGCGTCTTCCATTAGGCCTAGTCCGCTTAGTGATGATGATATCTTACCTGCAACTCCGTTTATTGCTGCTGTGTTTATACCTAGAGCGTTTGCCGCATTACCTGCTAGTCCTGGTATTTCAAACCTCATATTTCTAGTTTCTGCCACCCAAACTTCCATCGTAAACCATCTTAAGTTTTCAGGAACTCTTGCAAGCATTGCTTCTTTGTCATATATTGCTGCTCTATATAGGTTCGCAAGCTGACTTATTCTTAAATCAACTGCCTCTAATGTCTCAATCGTTAGAATTTGATCGTATTTCTTAGCACTGGTCATGTCAGTTGCAGCTTTATACATCCTATCTAAACCTACAATGCTTTGAAAGTACCAAGGTGTTTTCGTAGAAATGTAATCTAGAGATCCCTTGAATGTAGCTAGTGCATCTTCCATGTCGTTTCTACCGATTGAGCCTAAATAACTACTTGCAGAATGTGGATTATATTTATTACCTTGTGCAAATAGTGGGCTGGCCCATAACGAATTTACTGTCATATTATCAAGTCCGTCAAAGCTAAAATCTATACCGAAACTTAGGTAAGTAGGTTCATCAAAAGGATCAGTCACATACCCTCTTCTAAATCCATTTACACTTCTGGCTACATTAAAAAAGTTAAACATTTGGTGTCTTTATTTTTTTAGAAGCAACCCATTCTCTTCGAGCTAAGATTAGCTCTGTGCTAAATTCTCTAGACTCTCCATCGAAATAGTATTTTGCTCCTTTTACCCAATACTTACCACTTAACTGTATATCAGGCACCTCATCTTGTGCGTTACGATTACCTTTGTTTGCTGGTTTTTTTGGATCAGCCTCTTTTCTAATCTGATCAGCAACTCTTTGCGTTATTATCACCGATATCACCGATCCTCTGATCACCTGAAAATTTATTCCAGCCAAAGATATTTTAAGCTGTATCTTTTCTAATTCCTTTAGATTTATATCGTTTGCTATTTTAGCATGATTCCAGTTTTGATGTGTGTTGCCGTACTCAATATTCATCCACTTTTTAAGACCTACATCAGATAATCCCTCAGGCTCAGGTAAAAGTACCTGGTCTTCAGAAAGTCCAACCGTGTTTGTTGGAGCTACGAAATAGTCTACAAATTTATCAGCAGGTTCTCCCTCTAACGTATAATCGTAATAATAAATCCTCTTCTTGTATCCACTGCTCTTTAAAATTTGACCTTGGTCTGAATGTAGAGAAAGTCCTACTATGTAATGTGGTTTACCTTTGCTATTTTGCATAGTAGTAAGAAAGTTTAGAGTAGTAGAATCGCTTTCTTCTGATTTAGAAAGTGAGCTTGTATCGATTGCACCAGCATCAAGGGGATTATTAAAAGTACTGTCTGATTCCATTTGCATGAGCTGTACGTTAACGTTTATATAGTTTAAACAGTATTCTTTATTAACGAATGCAGTAAAAAAAGAGTCTTCATCCTGATAAGAGTGACTGATTACGTCTTTTATAAAGTTAGCAGGACTAGTGTTAAAATTCAACCAAGTCATTGAATCTGCAGGTTTAACTAAATTTTGAGCAAAACCTATTTTTAGTTCTTCTGCCACTTTGAATAGAGCATCTTTTGAAGTAAGACTAGCGTAGCTCTTAGAGACGTTGTTATAGAATCTAGGTATAAACAGTTCCCCTTTTATGACGTATTCTATTCCACCTGATGCTGAATCAGAATGTCCTTTTTTAGTTGGTATAGATCTAATTGAAGTTATCAACCAGTCTTGGCGCAACGACTTAAATTTTCCATTAGCCACTTTCACATAGGAACTAACTATCATATTTGTTTTAGGAAAAGAATTTCCATTAAACTCTCCAGAATCATCGACGAAGATCAGGGTCATACCCGGTAAAAAGTTAGTTTCATCTATTATAAACGAATATATGTTAAGAACAGAGTAGCCATTTATTTGTATAAGCGGTTCGTCTCTACCTGCAGTTTGAGCAGTACTTGGCTTATGATTGGGCTTTTTAGTAAGGGCACTTGACTTAACATCCCTAGAGTCGTCCAAGTCAGTCAGTTCTACTATGATTAGTGTTGGGTCTAGTGTAGTAAGTATGATTTGGTCTAGTGCCATGTTATAATTTAGTGTTATTATTTAAGTTAGTTATCACCCTATCTCTACTTAAGGATCCGCTCTTATTAGATTCACTAGACTGTGACATACTTCCGCCTAGCACAACGAGACCGTCTCTAGTTACAATATTTTTTACTCCAGTCTTATTAACGTTTGGAGGAACAAGTTCCTTTACTTTTTTTCTAAGAGCATCAAGTCTCTTAACATCAGTATTGTTTCTAGGTTTAATTAACTTTTTCTCATTACCGTTTGAGTCAACAACCTCTCCTTTTTCAGGAACGGTTTTGGGTCCAACTGCACTCTGCATTAATGTATCCATTTGTGGAGAAAAAATAATCTCACCAGGCTCAAAAGAAAAAGGATTAGATATACCGTTAAATTTTAAAAGAGTGTCCCACAGAGAACTGTCTCCATAGATACGATTTGCTAAGGTATCTGGTCGCATTGCCTCTTCCTCTTTTATCATGATTGGACTAAGATTTACTGACCGTTCTGGATACACAAAAGTCGCGCTTATTAAGTCGTCAATGATATCACCAACCGCAGTTGTGAACTTGTTCTTTCTGGATACTGTTTTATTTACTAACATTTCTTTTAATCTTTTGTAACTCTATTATAGAAGTAAGTAGGTAAGATATTCGAGCTTGCAAAGTTACTTCCATACGCTCTCTCTACTGCAGGTTTAAAATAATCGGATAAATTAGTAGACGCATCGTCTCTATCTTTTAGCTTGTCTTTTTTATATGCTTCTGATTCAGCAGTTGTTACAGTAGAAGTAGCCGTTCCTGCAGGATCAGTTACAGCAGGGTTAGCTTCTTTTACCTCTCCCGCTAACCCATAATAACTGTTCATTCTAAGGGTGTTACTTTCACCGAAGGTATTTGAAGCACTAGACGGTTGAGCTAACATTGATGCAGATAGAGGTCCTCCTCCCAAGTTAAACATAGATTCAATATCTTGTTTTGCACGAGGTCTGCCGTGCTGGAGTGCAACACTAAACGACATGCTTGTCGGGAACCCATCTTCTCCAAGCTCTTCACCAAAGGTTAGGCTACAACTGTCTAGACATAGATTACCGACCACTGCAATCGGTTCCATTGGGTTACCTATCATCATATGCCATTCTCCCACTGCTCTACCGTCTAGTAAAGCTTTCATCACTAGCGGTTTTTGAACCACTGACTTTAGTCTTGAGCCTGCAAACATTTGACCTAGTTTAGAATCTGCAGCGCTACTTGTAAGTGCTGTTGTAATCTCTTCTAAAGTCGCAGAAGCAGATAACTTATCCCCCAAGCTGTCTACCCAAGCTTTAAGATCTTTTGCTGCACCTAGGAACTGAGCACCAGTTCCGCTCATCACATCGATTGCTCCCTGTATATTGTTTCCCTTCTCTATATTGTCTGTATTAAACCCTGGTGCTAAGAATCCAGTCTGCTGAAAGTAGCGTACGCTTCCTCCCCAAAATGGAGCAGAGTTATATGTGAGTGAAAGAAAGTTACTAAGCAGGTCAAGAAAGGCAATCTTAGGGTTTGCCCCAGACCAGGTTCTAAGTTCGTAGTCAAATTGGAGAGTTATTGTTTTATTTGTTGTCCCAAAGTCCATCCCTGCAGTTCTCATCTGTGTTGTATCGATCATATTTATTGGGCCCAATACTCGATTCCAATAAGGGCCATTTGGCCCATATGACAACCTATCATACTCCTGCAAATTTTTATCCACTCCACTTGCAGCCTGCCCAACATTTTGAGCTTGACCTAATGTTGCAATTAGAGCTTTTCTTAGAAGCTCATTTTCCTTTGGTATTCCAGCCGCGTCAAGTAGAGCCGCGACCTGAACCTCATTGCCTTCAACGTCTTGTACCTCTGCAGTTTTTGGCTCCCATGGAAATCCCCAATCAAGAGCTAAAATCTTGCTTAACAAATTTCCAGTACCCTCACCGAACCATGTGACTGCCTGGGCAAGCGGTACAAGCGGCAGGTTTTCTTTCGATATCATTAAATTATCTTCTACTGGCACTGGGTATCTTCTTAGTGTGATTAATCGATTATTTGGTATCTTTCCATAATATTTACACCATAGAAAATCAGAGATCGCATATGGATATGGATATAGTGGTCCAGCAGAGTTTTTAGCATCAGTTGCATTAGTATTTGCCCATTCTACTAGTTTAACAGCAGATGGGTTATGATAATTATTAGTATCATCGCGCCTAAGGCTTTCCGAACTTGTAAAATTTTTAAAAGTATTTTCGCTACGCTCATATACTAGTTTATATGGATCGAGATTAATGTTACCTGGGTTACCTGTGCCCCCAGCAGGACCAGCTGTTGCTTTTGCAAACTTAGAATACCTAAATACGTTAAACGGATTGAATAGAGACTCAGTTGAGACTATTCTAATTGGTTGATTTGCAACACCGTCGACTGCTCCATCTACCTTAGTCGTATATGCTTGACTAGTACCTAATGAACTCCCATTAATTTCAGCAGAATTTGTTTGTGCTACATCATTTTCACCAGGCATTATAATTTCTTTTTTTTATTTATTAAAAAACAGGACTAGTCTTAAAATTATTTCTCTTTCAAGAAATCTCCAAAATTCATTACCTTTTGACCGAACTTTTTGCTTTTCTTAGCAGTCTTCTTATTTGCCTTTTTACCAGGACCGGCTAGGAATAGTGGATCTACTGAGTCGACTGGTAGGCTACTTGGTGTCTGATGAATTTGTCCAGGAGCTTCAGGATTGATTACTGGAGAGCCAGTATCAGCAATAGAAAGCATGTCTTCTCTTAGTGGGCGTTCTCTGCCAGTCTTACCTTCTGCCGACTTAAAGAACTGGGGACCTTCGCCGGCTTTATATTGACTTAAGCCTAGTGCATCTGTTCTAAGAGTCTTGGTGACTTTCTCTACCCCTTTATCAAAGTCTCGACCTGCCTGTTTTCCACCGACTGCTGTGACTCCGCCTTTAAATATGCTTAATATTCCATTAAAGATCGCCTTATTTTGTTCAGAATTTTTTCTTGCAACTTCTGCATTTCCATTATCCTCTATTCCAGATAATAGACCAGTCATAATTTGACCTAGTCCTTTAACAAAATTCCTTAGTGGACTCTCTGCTATTCGATCGGCCTCACTAACTGCTAATTTAACTCTAGTGTAGAGAGGTAATCGAAGATCAGGTTTTAACTGAATACCTTTAAAGTTACCCATGTTAATGTCCTTTGAGATATAATAATTTCTGATCTCTCTCTCTTTTTCTTTACTTATGTTCTCAATCTTAGTGACTGCTTGGGTCTGTTCCTTTTCTGAAAGTACACAGTCTACTTCACTCTCTATGTATTGTACAATCCATCTTTTACAAAGCTTTAAATAGGAAAGTTGACTCTCTTCTGACCCGCTCTCTTTTACTCTAGGTCCAGCATTAAATTGAGAATTTATTGCTCCGTCTGGCATTTCTTGCTTTATAGAAAATTCCATCCAGACATTATTCTGTTTTTCAAGAGACTTAAATAACTTGTAATAGTCTCCTCCTGGAGGAAGTGCTTCGCCATTTTGTATCTTAGGTAGAAGACAAGAGTTCAATGCAGAAAAAAGTTTGTTCTTAATCATTGACTTCTTTTTACAGGTAGGCTTGGCAGGCGGAGGTAACACTCTTTCTTTTTTCTCAATAGCTGGTTGAAGTACCTCTCTTGCACCAAGTGCGTCGATTAGAGGCTTCCAATTTATTTCTAGTGATTCTCTACCCTCATCAGTATCGGGAATCTCGTCGATCTTATCAATATCAACTTCTATTGATTCAGCGACTTCCTTTTTTATTGCATCTTCAGTTGACTTTGAAAGCTTTTTAATAGCATCCTTGATTCTTTTGGCTATTTTGATATCTATCTCTACTTCATTACCTTCAGTATCGACCCTCATTAAGTCACTGATTTCAGTCTTAGTCAGAGTCTCTACTGTACCGTCTTCATATTCTATTTCAAACTTATTGCTTTCAGTACCTTCGTCTATACTGCCAATACTTTTAATCTTAAAGGTATTTTCCTCTCCTCTTTTTCTTAACTTATTATCCTTTTCCCTAATTGAAACTAGGGTAGCTGTCTCCAAGTCAGTTTCTGGCTGACTGTCTAGATAATTAAATATAGTGTAGAGCTTATAGATTCTATTGATAGCTAAGGACTCTCTAGACTTTAAGTTATAAAACTTCTTGAAGTCTTCTCCATGTTTAAACTGCTTCTTTTCCGAAGATATCTTGTTTAAATTACTTCTAAGGTTCTTAAGGTATGCTTGTAAAAAAGGAATCTTACTAGATTCAGTCATCTGTTTTATTAATCCTGCAAGCTCATTGGAATTTTTAATAGTCGATATTTGATCCTGTTCGATTCCATCTAACGTTTGACGAATCGCTTCAAACGATGTTGTTCTAGCTAGGCTATCGTTAATATCTCCACCGATCTTCTCCTTTACTATTGTGAATAGTGTCGATAATTCACTAGGCTCTTCCTTATTCTCAGTATCGTCGTCTTTTACTGGCGCGCTAGCTACTTTCTTTTTACTCTCAAATAAAGAGTTATGATTCATCCATTGGTTTAAATACTCAGCAAAACTCATAAGTCAATTCTTTTTCTTATTTATCTGCTTTGTAAATTTTTCATATGGTATTATCCAAAAGTCTCGTTTAACCTTTCCTTTTAGGTAGTCATATATGGAAGTATCCGCATTTTCGTCAGGATGTTGAACCATTGCATTCTTTAAAGGTTCCTTTCCTTGAATGTACTTTTTATAGTTTTTTCTACTCTCATGTTCTGACATTTTACCTTAATTATTTTAGGGTCGTATACTCTCCCTTAACGAGGTTAATATGTTGTGCCTTGCCGTTTTCATGAATGATTACGTGTGAGTGTAGCCATCCACTGGCACCTATGTTATAACCTACTCTTAATTTAGTTGAAGTCCCAACTGCTAGTGCACCGTCCTTTCTACCTGGCGAGTGGTAGTGACCTACTACTATCTTGGTGTTTAGATTTCTAAATTGCTGTAGAGATCCTCTACTTCCACTAGCACCTATATCACCATGCTGACCTAATTCCCAACCATTAACAATATAACTATCACTTCTTCCTAATGTTACAAAGTGAGGATATTTATTATTTATCACCCAAGGTATCACACCATTCGGTGCATCTCCGCTTAAGATAGCGGCAGAGTATTGCATGTATTCTAGTGAGTTCTTTGGAGTAATTGCTTTTCTCCAATCTGTGTTCTTTAACCACCTATCCAGAAAATCATCGTGGTTGCTTCGAACTATTACTGTGTTATAATCCTCAAACACTTCAAGTCCTTCTAAGAGGTCTTCTATCTCAGTACGTAGAGAATTAGTACCCTCCATTTCTTTTTGATACTGGATGAATGGATCCTTTTCTTCATGGTGACTAATCGATTTACCGTCAAATACGTCATGTAATATTACGTGGTCTGGATTTATCTTTTCCATTAATGAAACAGTAGTATCGAACACCCTCTGATCATGATGACCATAATGGATGTCTCCCCAAATTAAAGCAGAGACTCGATCCACTTCATCAACTCGACTCTCGCCGTCTTGTAAACTCACCTTATAGAAAAGATCACAGAAATTTCCATCTTCAGTAGCTGTGACCTGTCTCATGAAAAAGATATCGTTTCCTTTTATCTCAACTACAACAAAACCCAAAGTATGGTGAAACTCTCCCTTCTTACCTGCTCTAGAGTCAGTATAATTAGTTATAGTACAGGCACCAGTAGTCAACATCATCTTAGGTACGCTACCTTCTAGTACAGGTATCATTTCCATCTGTACTTTAGGCGAACCAAACACGCATGAGTTTATTCCGCTCATGCCTTGTAGACCAGTCATCGGGTTTACTGCAGTCGGTTGAATCTTAATGTCTGACATGATTGATACATACTTGTGAATATCGTGGCGGTTTGCATCTAGATACTTCTCTATTCTCTTAGACCAAACATCACAACCTTCATCAGTAAAAATAGATGTTGGGTTCCTATATCTGCCAGCAATAACATGAATGTCTGCATTTATAAAATCAGCATAGGTCTCCATATTCAGAATAAAATTATCATGGACTGGGGTATCGTTCTGTGCCCAAGTTATGATAAATCTCTTCTTTCTTTTATTAAAAGATTTTGCTTTTGCTAGTTTTAATTGAGGTGATTCCTCTTGTGTCTTAGTAGTCAGTCCTAATTTAGATACCCATCTTTCTACTGTTCTGCTTGAAACGTCATAATGATCTGCAAGAGAAGCTATTCGTTTTTCCCAAGAGAGTTCTTTATTAAAGTAAGTTTCGCTAATTTTAATCTTGTCATTTTCTGTTAATTCTTTAAATCTCATAATTAAAGATAGATTTTTTTTGATAGTATATTATATCAAAAAAATCAAAGAAGTTCTTCTTTATTAAAGGTTTTATCAGATAGCCTAGGATCGGCGTTTTCACTGACTGGTGTTGAGACTCCAAGTTCTTTTTGTAAATTAAAGAATTCAGAATGTATTGGAGCTGGTGTTAACTTTTTAAATTCATTAAAATCAGAATTCATAATAGCTGCTAATACTTCTTCTGATTTTACTAAACTTGGCATCTCTACCAAGTTAAAGTCCTTTGACATCCTAATTGGAATATTTCTTTTTTTGATATAATCAAACTGAATTGCATAATCATGTAGTCGTCTACCGCTTGTTCCCCAAAGTATAGGAGAATAGTCAGATGAAAGAGACTTAAGCACATCATCGATGAGTCCGCTGTTAATTATTCTATAGTCTTGTATAAGAGTTGGGTTGGCCTGTTGAATTTTACTTAACATGATATTAAGAAACTTCTTAGATATAGGAGAGCCCTTAGTCTTCTTGTTTGGATGAATAGCAATCAAGACAACAGGTTTACCGTTTTTATTCTTTAATTGTTCGGCTGCCTGTAAGTGCCCAATCGTAATAGGTTGAAACTGACCTACCATTATGTTTACTTTTTTAGGTCCTTTTGTCTCTTCTAAATTAGCATGTTCCTTCTCACTCAATAACGGCGCATCGTCTGGTGAATCTATAAACTGATTAAAGCTTGGAAATAAACCCTCATATATCGCATCTCCTAATACTAAATTTCTTACTTTTTGAACTATTAAGTTTAACTGTGATACTAGATCAGGCGTAAAGAAGCCAGAACTAGAACGTTTTCTAGTCTTTCTAAAGAAATTTAATAAGACTTTGTAGATCTCAGCATTGATTGTACTCTTTTTTATCAAAGTAACTACTGCCTTATCACCGATTAAAGGTATATTTAAGGCAAATTCGGCTCTCTGTAAGTATTCAGGTACTTCTAATTCAAGTCCACCATACTTAACTGAGTAGTCCGCAATAAAATCTGTGTAGATCTTATTGATTAAATTTATGTATTTCTGCTCGTAATTTGATCCATCTTCACATGCCGATCGTAGTTCGTCAGTCTGATACATCTCGAAGTGATTCATTAAGTCGATAACAATTAACCAGATATAATCTTGTGAAATGTTTTTAATTGGACCCGTTTCCTGCTTTTTCTTTTTAAACATTGGATCTATTATCTTTGCTAGATATGAACTCTCCTCCCCGTTCTCCAAGCCAAAAAACCTAAATATTAAAGTTTCGAACTCCCTATCTCCAAAGTCAGCAGTTTTTTCTGGACATAAAATCGCAATTATGTGCTTTGAGAATGATCTAGTTTTAAACTTTTCCTCTAATTGAGAATCTTCAGAATAAACAAAGTTTAAAATTTCTCTTCTCTGTTCGTCATCTAATTTACCTTCAAAGATAATCGGTGGTGGTTCTACTTCTAGGTAGTTTGCCCATTTAGTTAATTGCTCCAGCGATTGTACTGTTTCTATAACGTTTCCTGAATCGTCTAGTCGTTGGATATAACAGAGTATCAAGTTGTTTTTCATAGGTCGCCCTACAGCATTGCTGTGATCTCCTCTATTAAAGTATTCAAAACCAAAGAAAAAATTAGATGGAATCCTTTCTCTTTTTGGTTGAGGTATGCTCTCAAAGAAGCTAATTGCTGGATTGTAATACTGCATCAATACACGATCGACGTAAGTTATCTCTCCGTTTTTTTTGAAGTATTTGAAAGAGTCATCAGTAGTCTTCTTTACTCCAAAAAAAGCGCCGCTTACTTTTTCGCTTATGATCACATAGTTATTTAGGATGCCATTTAAAAAAGCATCTCCCTTCTTTTCTTGAAGTTCTTTAAGATGGTTTATACCTGACATAGTTTTATGCTTCTTGTTCTTCAGCCGGTTCTTGTGGTCGAGTATCGGTCGGTTGCTGTGGTTGAGTTTCCGCAGGTTTTGTGACTTGCATTGATTTTCTAACAGTCGGCGAATCTATACTGATTGAGATAGTTGCAACATTATCTGAATCCTCAGCGTTTTCAGTAAAATAATCAATTACTTTTTTTAGGTTTATATTATTTGGTTGATCTCCAAAACCACCCGCTTTTTCTATCTTACTTCTTAAATTTTTAGTAGCTTTCCAGCTGCCTTCATAACTTATCGACCAACAGTAGAATCTAACTTCTTCCGCCTTACTGTCATAGTAATGTTGTATATCTTTTATTCTTTGAATAGCTCCGTTTGCATCTTTATACGTAGTTGCTCTACCCAAGTAATCTGATGGGACTCCAAACTTAACTCCATCTGAAAGAGCTTCCACTAATTCTTCTATTCTTTGGATAACAACGTCTGTTTCATATCCCTTAAGTGGAATAGTCATTACTTCAGCTTCGTTTACAAACTGTGAAAACTTTTTAAACTTTGGCATTGATGTCTATTTTTTTTATTATTTATTAAAAACGCAATTAATTATTTGCTAATTGGGTTAACACAGCAATAAACCGCTCTTCACTCAACTGATCAAAGTTATTCTTAAACCTAATTAAACTATTGTTTAATTTGTCATCTGTTATTACTTCTATGAATTCACTAAATAACTTATCAAATAGATTTTTTTCTGACTCTAAATTCTCAAAATTTTCAAAATAGTCCTTCTCTCTTACTTCAGTGTTGATTTCAGTAGGTCGGCTAACATATAGAATTTTGCAGTTTTGCCACAGTTCACTATTCAAGATCTTTCTAAACTCATTGGTGAGTCGGTCGTTATCCATTCTTTCTCGATAGATGGACCATACGTATGCTGAGAATATACAACGATCAAATACTATTACTTGGTCTTTTAGAATAGACTGATTAAGTTCTAAGATGGTTAAAACATTTGCGATACTAAAATAGTGTACACCCGGACCATCTTCTTGATCTCTTAAGCCTAGTGACTCAATATATTTTGCAAATTGAAACTTATAGTATTGGATCTTAGGATCTTTGTTTTCTTCAAAGAACTTTTCCATTAAAAAAGTTTTACCGCTGTGTCTGTGCCCTTCTATTAGAATTATCATATCAACTTTATTTTTCTTTTTTCATCAACTTTAAAATCAAGAAGTCTAAATACATTTGACTTATCCACAAAATAGAAATTAACTTCATATTTTCTACTCAATGACTCAAAGCCAGTTCTATACTTTATAATCTGTTCTAGTGTATCCTCGTAGATATCCACAGTCGCTATCTCTGGGTATTTTTTTAACTCCTTTAATAAAGTATCAAACTTTTCAGTAACCCTACCTAAACAGTAAATTGCATCAAATCCAAACACTGCCTTTTCTACTACTTGATTAACATAAGGTCTAAGCTGTTCTGTCCTGTGTGTTATAAGTATCGTTCTACTGTTTATATCTAGTACTGACCGTTGCCAATCGTCTAGTACTGGTGAAATAAACTGAATATTATGAATTGACCTGTCCATCGATAATGGGTGATCGTAGAATGAGTATGGAGTTGGGAATAAGAAATAGCCATCTGTTGATTTTTCTACATACTTACTAGCAGTATAGCTAGGCATTCTAGCAACAGTTTCATCTAAATCAAATACTGATATCTTAGTTAATTTTTTCATAATAATACTTGTACTATATTTTATTGATAAATAATAAAAAGTTTTAACTTAATAGTGACTAAATATCTTACATTATTTGAAGATTTTTCTAAAGAAGACAATAAGGCGAGCTTTGCTCCTTCCTGGTCAGACCTTAGAGATACTATACAGAGTAGACTTCCTTTTGCAATCATCATATTTTTAAACAAAGAAAGTTATCTACTCACTAAATCAACAATGCTTGCTGAATACAATTGCATTTATCAAAAAGCGTTTCTTTCTAAAAACGGAAGACTTGTTGCATATCCATCAGTCTTCATAAAATTAGACGAGTCTCAACCTTTTATAGAGAGTATACCTAAACTGTATGAAAAGCATAAAATAAAAGCAATGGTAGTCGGTAAACAAGGAGAAGAATACGTTAACTACTATTTCAAAAACGGCAATTCTGCAGTAATCGGAAACGAAATAATGACCTCTATAGATAAGGACGATATGAAAAATGAAGATCATTTTCAGCTAGGTTCCAATCTATACCGCTTTGTTGATTTTGTAGGATAGAAACTTTTTATGTTTTCTAAGTACAACTCTAAGTAATAAAAGATATCGAGGTATATAAGATGAACGAAGAGACCAAAAAGAAAATAGCCAAAAAGTTTAGTGAAAGTCGAGCAACTGTCTCAACTGAGATCTATGAAAACATCGAAAAACTAAGTAATCTTAAAACTCTTAAGATTGCTCAAGTAAACATGCTTTCTCTTAGGCAACGTCTCCTTGAAGATAATCATACTCTGTTAGAGAACATTACTACCTTACGCAAAAAGTTTAGGGAAGAGAGATCTAGCGAAATGGAAAATCTCTCTAAAAATTTACAAATTAGATATCAGTCTAATGAAAAGACAGTTGTGATTGAAGGTAAAACTTCAAGTACAAAGGAGTCACTAGAGCTTTTTGAAAATCAAATTTCATTCTATAGTGAATCTATTAAAACAATCGACAGCATAATTTTTGGAATAAAGACTAGGCTAGACATTGAAAAAACATTGGGTTTATAAATTGTGTTAAAGTTTAAGGTCACTCACGATAAAAAATTCATAAAGCTCGTAGAGACAACTCTAAATCAAGAGAGAACTTCCCTGTTTAGTTTCTTTAAAAGAAAATCAAAGAAGGCAGCTTTTAATGTTCTAGTTGATCGTGGTATTTGGGATGGAATGGACTCATTCATCACTAAGGAAGGCGAGGTTGCAGTCGGCTTATGGAAAGAAATTTATAATTTCTGTGATAAGTACAATTACTCTTGTGAGATTGAAGGAGCAGACGGCTTTGTTAATGAATCTATTTCCAAAGAATTATATTTAAAGTACATTTCTAATCTACTTGAAGGAGTAATCGACGAGCATGGAAATCAGATAATACCTAGAGACTATCAAGTAGAAGGAGCATTTAGAGCAGTTAAGTATAAATTCTGCACAGAAGAACTTGCTACGTCTGCCGGTAAGACGCTAATCTTCTATATGTATAATTCATTTCTAAGAGATGGAGGTAAGATAAACAAGGAAAATAAAAGTCTAATCATAGTACCTAACATTTCATTAGTTGGTCAGACTGCAGATAAATTCAGGATGTATGCAAAACCAGGTAAGGAATGGAACGTTCTATCAATAGGCGGAAAAGATAAGTTTACAGAAGAAAAATTTAACAGAGCAGAAGTAGTCATCTCTACCTATCAGAGTTTAGTAAACCTTCCAATTGAAGTGTTTAGTAAGTTCTCAGTAGTTCAAGTAGACGAAGTCCATACCTCTAGAGGAAACTCAATTAGGGACATACTTCTATCTTGTATTAATTGGGAATATCGACTTGGTCTTTCTGGGACAGTAAAAATAGACGAATCTTTTTCTGACTTCTTTAGGATACAGGAAACAGTCGGTCCACTAGTTATGGTACTTTCTGCAAAACATTTAATTGATAATGGATATTCGCCAAATATAAAGATAGAGATGGTACGACTTAAATACGATGAAAGCAATCAAAGTATTCAAAAGTACTGGCACCTAAAAGAAACAGGTAAAGCGATGTATAATAATCCCAAAGATTTTGGGAGAGACATGTTAGCCATTGAAAAAGGAATAATCTTTGAGAGTAAAGAAAGGTTAGATTATATTAGCGACCTCTGTAGAGAAGTAAACAAAAATACTCTTATCTTATTTTCTGACGTAAAGAATGGTTATGGAAAGATGATTCAAGCTAAGCTGCTTGAGTGGAACAAGAACACTTTTTATATTGACGGTGAAGTTGATTCACTAAATAGAGATCAATTCAAAGCTGTTCTTGAAGCTCAAAACGAAGTAATAATCGTTGCAAGCTACGGAACCTTTGCTACTGGTATAGACTCTAAGAACCTTCACCATATTATCCTGGCAGAATCGATTAAAGCAGAGATAACACTGAGGCAGGCAATAGGCAGAGGCATGCGTAAACTTGCTGAAAAGAATAAAGTAATAGTGTGGGACTTAATAGATGAACTTGATGGATATTCTATTCGTCATGCAAAGGTGAGAAAGGAGATTTATAAGGAACAAAAATTTCAAATCTCCGAAAGTATAGTATCTTTAATAAACTAACAAAAACTAAAAGAAATGCAAGTAGTGTGTATAAACGATACAAAGCAGCCAATTGGTGGACAAGTTGTTCGTGGGCAAGAATACGAAGTATTACGTGAATTTATTAATAACTTTGATCAAAAAGTGTATATCATAGTAGGAGTAGCTAACGAGGGAAGAACCTCAATGGGATTACCATGGTTAGGATATAATGCGAATAGATTTGCAGACTTACAGGCACTACAGCATACACATGATTACGCCCACAGTGAATTACAACTATAAACTAAATTATAAATGACAAAGGATCAACAAATAAAAACATTATCTCATTGCTTTGATGAGGTTATATGGATGGCAATAAGATATGCTGATGGAAGACATACATATGCTCCAAGTATGGTACGTGATGCAATCAAACAATTTCAGAAAGTTAATCCAGATTGGAAACCTAAAGTAGATAGTGTAATTGAAAAACCTACAGAAGATATGATTGGTGGAGCATCATTTGAATCAGACTATTTGTGGGACTTAGTACAATCAAAATCAGAATAAGATGAAGATAGATCACGAAGAATTCAACAGAAAAGCACAACATATTATTGATACTGTAGTAAAACCACAGGTTGAAAAGTATGAGAGAGCAAAAGCAATTGAAGAAGCTGCTGCTAATCTAGCTGATCCTAACTTATGTAAAACAGACAATTGGATAGCTGGTGCTAAATGGCAAGCTGAACGGATGTACGCTTATGATGAACTCAGAACTATTGCATATAATGCTTATTGCCTTGGTCAATTAAATGAACCTACAGAAGGTAAGTATAACCTTTGGATCCAACAATTTAGAAAGAAATAACATGAAAGAAACTCAGCAAGTTATGGAGAATAAAAAAAGAAATATAATAAATATTGATTTAAGTGGTTGTAAAAACATGAAGGAATGTGCTAAAGTAATTGATATGATCTCATCTGGTAAAATTAAAATCACAATAGGACAGACAAAATGAAGAAACAAACAGCAGTAGAATGGTTCTATCAAAGAATATTAGCAAAAGATATTAAAGAAGTATTTGAACAAGCCAAAGAAATGGAGAAGGAGCAGATAAACGATGCGTGCTATGAAGGGTATTATCAAGAAGGAATGTATGATACTAGAGCATACTATGATAATAAATATAAAAAATGAAAATGAGCCAATCTACAATAAATATGACTTTTTATAATTCTTTATTATTTGTTTAATTTTTCATGATTTTCTATCTTTTCAAAGACTTCTTCTAGTTTTTTAATTATTGGATGCCTAACGATATCATCTTTAGATAATTCAGATACTCCAATTTCCTCAATCTCTACAAAATATTCAATTAGAATTTCTAAAGCACTCTTCTGTCCCTTATTTACAGATTTTTGTTTAATGTCTCCTAGGAATACCATCTTAGAGTCTGTACCTATCCTAGTCAGGAGAGTATGTAAGTGATCTTTTGCTATTTGTTGAGCTTCATCAATTAAAATGATTGAATTATCTAAAGTTACACCCAATGCGAATTTAATAGGTAGAATTTCAATATGTCCGCCAGCTTTAAGAGAGTCAGTTGCCTGTTTTCCGATCACTTTTTGAAAATTAGAGATGAATGGATACATATACATCTCCATCTTTTCTTCCAGTGTTCCTTTTAGATAACCTATCTCCTCATCCTTAGGTACATTAACTGATTTTATTAAGATAATCTTTTTATATGTGCCGCCATCCTCCTTTAGATATTTTAATGCTCTAGCACAAGAAAGGTAAGTTTTACCCGTTCCTGGAGGACCTGTTATAATTGAAATATCGTGGTTTTCAATTGCGAGTAATGCATCCTTTTGCGCTTTTGATTTACATTTTATCTCTATTTTATTTCCAACCATCGTTGAGTTTAAGTTTAATTGACTTCTCTCTTGGCTCCAAGTGTCAAACTCTTCTTGTTCATCCTTGTTTAATTTAGTTTTACGATTTGCCATATTTTAATGTATTTTAGCTGCAATTATTACACCTAGTATTATTTTAACATAGTGTAATTGAAAGTTTAAGAATCCACAGACTGCCTGTTGTTGTTTTTCAGTTAATTCAAATTTTTCAAAGGATTTAATATTTAAGTTATTAAGAGCGAGTTTTACTTTTGACTCTAACGATACATCATAGATTTCTAAAAACTCAAAAAGAGTCGCGTTAAAATCAAAATCATGTAAGCTAAATTCGTCAAAGCTATTAAAAAACTTTTTACTATCCCTTATTGTTTTCATTTTATCTGCTATCTTGACAGAATCAAGCGCATAATCTAGTTTTTCTCTGGGTGCATTTAGTTTCTTTATCTTACCTGACTGATTTGCTAGCCATTCAACATCGTCTTTTCTTAAAGAGATTGAAACACTCGAATCACCTTCAGAATAATAAAAGTCAACTCGTTTCATTAGGTCGCTATTACCTATTTCACTTATTAAGATTGGTGATATTCCTAATTGATCTAATGCTAGACCCGCATCTTCAATCGTCATCTCATAGTCGTCAAACGGGAAGTATGACATAAATGGGATAGACTCAAATAACAGTGTAGTCTTGTCATAGACTAGCTTTTCCTTAGCCTCTCCCATATCCTTTTATTTTTTTATTATTTATTCTAAAAATAAAAATAGGTAGAAGACAGAATTATAAAAAAACATATTTTTACACTTTATTAAACTATTAATGAAAAACTAGTATAAAAAAATATGGAAGACCTTGAAAAAAAAATAAAAAAACTAGATTTAAAGCAAAACGCTATTAAACTTTTGATTAACTCTATATACGGCGCGTTTGGTAATAAGTGGTTCTACTTCTACGATCCAGACATTGCACAGTCTATAACTTTACAGGGGCAAGACCTTATTAAATTCTCAATTAAAGCAGTCAACCATTACTTCTTAGAAAAGTGGCACCTAGATACTGAACTACACGAGACGCTCGGTCTATCAAAATATGTCATAACTAAAGTAGAAGACGAAGCTGCGATCTATACTGATACTGACTCTATCTATGTTCAATTTGATTCAGCAATTGATTCTATTCAAGGCGCAGACTTTACCAAAGATGAGATAATGTATCTCTGTATCAATATAGACAGATATCGTCTTTCTAGTTATTTTGATCAGTGTTTTGAGAAATATGGTAAAATTTTTAATACTCAAAACCGTCTTAAGTTTAAGTTAGAAAATCTTTCAGAACATGGAATTTGGTTAAAGAAGAAGAATTATACAATTAAAGTAGCCTATGAACCTAATCCAAATTACGAAATTATACCTAAAGAGAAAAGATATTTAGTGATAAAGGGTCTAGAACCAATAAAAGGTTCCTATCCTATTTGGGCTAGACGAAAACTAGTCACACTTACTGAATTTATCTTAGAGCGAGGCAAGAGACTTAATATCGAAGACGATATCATTCCTAAACTACAAGCGCTTAAAGATGAAGCTAGGACTTTAACTATCGATGATCTTTCATTCAACTACAATATTCGAGTATATGAGAAGTATGTGACTAGCGAGGCCAGACTAGAAATTAAAAAAGGTATCTCAATATATCCTAGAGCATCTGTGTATTATAATCATCTTTTAATAAAAACTGGTTTAATTAATAGGTATCCTAAAATTAGAGAAAAGGACAAGATAAAGTTTTATTATTGCTCAGAAAATGATAATGACTTTGATGTATTTGCATACGTACCTGGTTCATTTCCAGCAGAGATAGCTATGCCTATGGATCTAGATTCTCAATTCTTTACTCTAATTGTTGAACCTGTAAATCGTCTTCTTACTTCAATGAGGATGAGTTCACTAGACCCAAACCTAAAGAGAGCAGTTGCAGTTGTGAAGGCAAAAGGTAAAAAAGCAGAAGACGATGCTAACCTGTACCCATTATATTTAGTCAATCAAGATTCTTTAGAATATGAAGAAGTTCCTGAAAAGTTTTGGAGAATACTAGGAAACCCAGATGCTGATGTATGTGAGGCAGATTTCCCAGAGTACTTGACAATTTTAACAAAATACGGGCTAGACACAATTGTTGTCCCAAAAATGGAGCTTGAAAAATACATAAAACGATTGACTAAGAAGAAGGAAAAAGGTATGGAAGTTGAAGACTTAGTTGAAGAAGAAAATGTTTGATTTTTTAGTGAGCTACAGCATACATGATTTTGTAAAGGACCTACTTAAGAAAAAGTTTCCAGGTTCCAATTTAAAACAACAGATCTTTGATGCTGGTGATAAACTAAATTTTGCCTGTCCATTTTGTGGTGACTCAAAGAAGGATCCAAAAAAGAAGAGAGGTAACCTGTATCTTACTACTCATACCTATAAGTGTTATAACGACGGTTGCGGAGCAAAGGCTGATCTTACTGGATTCGTTTCAGCATTTGCCGGTAAGTATTCACTAGGTATTCCATCCATCTCCAATGAAAAACCAAAGTTTGAACTACTGACTCACTCTAAGAAGAGAGGATCGATGTTTGAGAAATTTATCAGTCTAAACGCAGGTTCACAATTGATGAAACTTACGGAGTTAGCTGAAAGGTTTTCATTAAAGCCGTGTTCCGAAGCTAAGAGCGGCTCTGCAGTCTACGATTTTATAGAATCTAGAAACCTTGAAGTATTGCCCGACTTTAATAAGATTGCTTATTTTGATTCTAAGGACGATAAAGTATTTCTTTTCAACATAGACTATAAGTCAGACCGAGTATTAGGATTTGCAATTAGGCGACTTGGAGAATCATATGGTCCTAAGTATCTGATAAAGAACTATGCTGAGTTTAATAAAAACGGTCTAGTAAAGGGCATGAGCCAAGAAGTAATACACGAAGTAGATTCCCTAAACAATTACTTCAACATTCTTAATATCGATTTTACAAAGGATGTGATCGTTACAGAAGGTCAGATAGATGCCTTGTTCATTTTTAATTGTGTCGCCACTACAGGTGTCTCAAAGAGCCGATTACTATTGGAAAATCTACTCACCAAAAGAAACGCTAAGATCTTTTTTGATAATGATTTGGCAGGAAAAAGACAGTCGATTGAATTAATCAAAAAAGGATACTCTGTCTTCCTTTGGTCCAAATTTATTTCTGACTTAGCTAAGACTTACCCAAGTAATAGAATACAGCTCAAGCTAATTAAAGACATCAATGATGCTTATTCTATGCTCGTAAAGATAGATAAAAAGACAAGCATAGAGTCTTTTAATATTCTCATAAATAAGTATTTTTCTGACTCTGAGTTAGACATGCTTTTCATATGAATCTAAAAAAACGTTAAGGAATGGAACTAAGTAAATATCTAACAATCATAATTCCCTGTAAAAACGAAAAGCGTATTATCGAAAAGACACTCGACCTGTTAAATTATCAAGTTGATATACTTAACGTGAAAGTTGTTGTGTGTGATGCATCAAACGATGGAATTACAAAACCCGATCTATTGAATAGATTAGAATCTGAACATAGCACCGATATATTTGATTTACAGTTAGCTGATGGCGGTCTGCCTGCACGAGCAAGAAACAACGGGTTTAAACTAGTAGATACACCATATGTCTTGTTTATGGATGCTGACGTCTTTATCTTGGACCCTAAGTGCATCAAGAGAGCATTTTTGAAAATATACAAAAATAAATTAGACTTAGTTACCACAAAGTTTAGAAGCGATAATGGCAAATATAATTACATATATCGTCTTTTTGATATTCTACAAATAATTTCAAAATGGTCTACTCCTTTTTGTTTAGGCGGATTTATGATGGTTAGATCAGAAACATTCAAAGACCTTAAAGGATTTGATGAGGAGATCAAAGTAGCCGAAGATTATTATTTCTCAAAACAAATTAAACCAAAAAAATTCGGACGGATAAACAATATTGTATTTACGCCACCTAGACGATTTGAAAACAAAGGATTATTCTATATGGTCAAACTTTTTTTCGGTTCATTTTTTAATCATAACAATAAAGAGTATTTTACAAAAGATAAAAATTATTGGTAATCAAAATTAGTATTAAAAAATAAGTAGCAATGAAAGCTTGGAAAACCGTAATTATGAGCGACCTTCATTTGGGTGCAAGACAATCTCAAACTGACAAGATATTAAAGTTTCTAGAGGAAAACGAGATGGACACCCTAATCTTGAATGGAGATATAATTGATGGGTGGGCTATTAGAAGTAATGGCAAATGGACAAACGACTGTACAAAGATAATTAGAAAAATAATAAAGTTATCGGAGGGTGCTACCAAAGTAATCTATATTAGAGGAAATCACGATGACTTTCTGAAGGACTTTATCCCATTCAAGTTAAACAACATTAAAATTGTTAGAATGTATAATCATGTTGGTGTAGATGGCAGAAACTACTATTGTTTTCATGGAGATGTATTGGACTTTATTATCATGAAAGCGCGATGGTTAGCTGTAGTCGGTGGATGGTCATATGATCTAGTCATAAAGTTAAACACGATCTATAATAGAGTCAGAAAAACTTTTAATTTAAAATATCATTCACTTGCAAATGACATTAAACAGTCAGTGAAGGGAGCAATTAATTTTGTTTCTGACTTTGAGATGGGCGCACGTGGCCTAACTAGAGAAAAAGGATATGATGTTGCAGTCTGCGGCCATATTCACCAGCCTAAGCTCGAAGACGACTATATGAACTCTGGAGATTTTTGTGAAAACTCAACATGCCTAGTCGAAGATAAGAAAGGAAACTGGAAAATCTTAACTATCTAAATCTCTTGTTATTATAAGAGATAAATAATCAAAAAATAAATCTTATGAATAAAATCATGTCATTAAGACAATTCGCTTCTAAAAAAATAAATGAAGACGAGTCTGCAGAAGAGATGATAGTTGTTGACACCGCATTATTAGATGAACTAGTTGAACTTGTTGGTTCTGAAGAAGAAGTTGAGCAGGCTGCAATAGCTGCTCATGCTGAATTGGAAGAAGCATTTAATAACGAAGATCTTGAATTGTCTGAAGAAGACATTCCTGAAAACCTTGCAGTTGCTTCACTAGTATTAAAATTGGTTGAACTTGGTTCTCTTGACCCAAGGGATGCAGACGAATTGATTGCAAAATACATAGGTTAAGTTTATGGCAAAGGAGAAAAGGGACATCCATGACTTTTTAAAGCCGCAAAACGGCAGGGTCAAGCAGGGATATTTTACTCCACAAAATCCAGACAAGTATACTGGCGACCTTACTAAAATAATTTACAGATCAAGCTGGGAGCTAAAGTTCCTCGTATACTGTGATAACAACGATAGCGTTATCGAGTACGCATCGGAGCCGGTTGGCATACCCTATTGGAATCCTATACTTAAGAAAGAGTGTACCTATTGGATCGACTGTTATATGGCGACTAAGAATCTAGAAGGAAAGATAACTCGATGGCTGATTGAGATCAAACCCAATAAGTACTTAACTCCACCGGAAGAGCCTAA